CTTGAACGCTTGATTCGGTCTTGATTTCAATCGGTGGCAAGCCTGCTTTCTCACGCAGTTCTGCTGGGGTCATGGCTTGAAGGAGAGCCTGTTCGCTCAACTGCTCCGTGATGGGGTTGGTAGGAATCAACTCCATGCCTTCCACACCGTTAAAAGACCCCAAGTAGTTTATCATCCTTTCGACCTTCTGCACCCGGTCGTTGACGTAGGTGGCTTTGAATAGTTCGTAAGCCTCGACCAATTCGTTGCGTCCACCCAATTGGCCTTCGGTCTTGACCCCGAATAGCATGGGGTTGGTTACACGATGGGCGATGAATATCTCTTGCTGGATTGATTTGTTTAATACCTCGAACTGCTTATCCATGTCGGACGGAGTGAGCGGTTCAAGCGTCGGGGCCTTGGCAGCATCGTCGTTGAAGGTTACAACGAAGCGACCAGCGTTATCCGTACCGCTGAACTTGCGTTTGATTTGACGCTCGATGTCCCCCTGTTCTTCGGGGGTCGGGATTCCGTTGTTAAAGTTTATCAGATATCCCCCCCAAAAGTTGTTGCGAAGGTTGTTGTTGTGGAAGTTGGCGACCTGTACGTCTGCCTCAATCCAAGCGTTCCCCCCGATGTATTCGGGGAGCGGGTAGTGTTTCACGCCTGCAGCATACACACGATAGTAGAACAACTGCTTGCCGAGGCGATTCTCAGGGTCGAAGGCAGGAATCTTCTCGATGTCGCCCACCTTCGGGAACAACTGCATCATGTCGTCGTTGTACCAGTCAGCGACTTGGAACATCTTCTCCTCCTTGTCCACCCGGATTTTCTCGAACGGGACGTGCTCCATCTTGGCGATGGTCCCAAGTTTGGACCAAGTAACCGCAACCGCAAAGCCGTTGAATAGTTCCAAGTCAAGGACCAGTTTCTCGGTAATGTCGTTGAGGTCCTCCGTGCTGGACATTCCGTCGAAGAACTTGATGAACCGGGCTTGTTGTTCTACGGTCAAGTCATCCCCTGCCTGCCATCCTCCGCCCATGATGTAGTTCACCTTGCCGTTAACGATAGCATTGTGCTTGCTGCTCCTGCGATAGTTGTCAAGCAGGTAGTAGGGGTATTCGTTGGCAAAGCCGTAGGTGATGTATTTGCCGGAGCGGTTCTCCAGCATGACTGGGACCTTATGTTCTATCCCCAACCATTGGGTGAAGTGTTGAGTAGATTTATTACTCATAGCGTATGAACTGTGAATGAAAGGGCTGAAATCGTGATACTTGCACCGCTTGAAATTGCGTTGATGTAGATGGTGAACTCATCGTTGACCGCACCCGTAACGTAGGCCTCCGTATAAAAGGCATGGCCGTTGTTGTGGCTCGTCGTGATGTCAGTCATTGACTGGTCTATGGGATTTCCGTTCTTGGCGATGTAAGCCTTGATTTGGTTGTTGTTGTTGCCCTGTGCCAAGACCATGGACGCAGCGATGCGAAGGGTCGCACCTGTTGTGCCTGTATAGGTCAGCGAGTTGTTAGTCCGTGAGAAATTGTAGGTTGACAAAACGCCTGATTTCATCGCACTTGTCAACTTGACTCTTTGCCCCTGCGTTGGGGTGAAGGCCGTGTCGGTATCGAGATAAAGGTTCGCAAAGCCTCGCTCCCTGTCAAGCGTTGCGGTGTCAGCAAGGTCGTCGAACAAGCCACCAACACGGGATGCGGTGTTCGCCCCGGCAGCGGTTTCGTTGGTGATGGTTAATGCACTCCCTTGGAGTTGGCTTCGTGTTTGTACGCTCATGCGAAGGATTGGTCAAAGGTTGAATCGAATACCCTCACGCTGGATGCGAGGAAGGTGTTGTAAGTAATCGTGTTTGCGTAGGTGTTGAAGCCTATCGTTGCGGTTTGTAGAAAAGCCAAGCCTGTTTCAACGACCGCCAAAGCAGCGGTAACCGTGCTATTGGTATCGTAAACTTCATATTTATACGAGCCTGTTTCAAGCGACCCCACGGCAATCGAAAATTGGTCATAGCGGTTGGTGTAGGAAGAAAGGTTGGCAGATTTCAGCAGGGTGTAGTCCGTCGTCGTGTTCTTTGCAATGCTCGTGAGTCGCAAGATGTAGCGGTCCCCCGTGCTGGCTCGCTCGGTCCAAGTAACCGTCAGGGTGTTGGTCGTGTCAGGGTTCAGGTAAAGCATCTGCTTGTAAATGTGCGATGCCCCCGAATTTCACAATTTGCGCCCAATCTGCCTGTACAACTCGGCCCGCTTCTTGGCGGTTTCAGCCACGTTGAACCGCTTCTTGATGTCCCGTGTAAGGTTGTCAGCCAAGCCCTTGCGAAGGTCGGGGTCAAGGATCAACTGCTTGATGTACTTGTACCAATCTTTCGGCTTGTTGTAAGGCACGAGAAACCCGTTCTCCCCGTGCTTGATGACATCGGTGTAGGGGATGGTTTCGGATGCGATAATCGCCTTGTTCATCCACCCTGCCTCAACCACCTTCAACTCGGATTTGAGTTTGTTAAACTTGGTATCTCGCAAAGGTGCAAGGGTTACGTTCACGAAGTTGTAGCCCCCGACGTAGGAGTAAATATCCGCTGCTTGGATTCGTCCGTAGTTCGGGTTATTGCCTTGGTCGCTGATAATCTTTTCGTAGCCTTCATAAACAGGATTATTGTCATTCCAGCCTCCGAGATAGAGCCTGTACTTGCCGTCAAGGTTTGCGTCCCAGCGTAGTTTCTGCATCCCCTCACGGAGCAGTTCCATGTCCTCTCCGTGCTGCGCACCTCCGAACCAACCGAACTTGACGAGGTGTTTGTCGGGTTCTTCTTCGGGGTTGGGGATGAACTGTTGGTAGGCTTCGTATGGCTCGTTTTGCAGAATGCTCACATTCGCATTTAGAGGCCGTATGCGGGAGGCAAGATGCTCGGTGGTACAGGTAACCCAATCGGCTAATTTGATGTGCTTGCGGATGACCTCTGCGAGTTTGGTTTGATGGTAGTGTCGGTACATGATGTGGCCCGATTCAAGCACCCAGTAGTCGTCCAAGTCAAGGATGACTTTCGCCCCGAATTGGGTCAGGGCTTTGTAAACATTTTCGACTTGCTCCATGGTTCCCTGACACCACAAACGGCTGAACAGGAACAGGTCTATTGAACGAAGCCCCTCGTCGCTAATCGTGGTGATATTCTCGACGCACACATAGTCAAACTCCGGGTAGTTGTCGCCAAGGTATGCGTTCGGCATTTCGAGGCGGTAATAACTGCACCCGGTTGGATGGGCGTTGTAAACGATGCAAATCTTCATGGGGTAAAAATAAGAAGGGCAGCCATTGCTGACTGCCCCTCTCAAACCTCAGATGATGAAAACCTAAGTCAAAGATACTACGAACCGAGTATCTGCGTAGTCGATGGTGTAAAGACTGTTGATGCGATTAGGAACATCGGGTCAGGCTCCATTCCGGTCAAGGTCAATTCATAGCCACTTCTATCCCCGAAGGCAGTACCAGTTCCAGCGGTTCCAGCGGTTGCCTCCAAGCCGTTGGCAGAACCCAGCAACCAATAACGATTGTTGTTGTCTTGGACAATGACGATGACTCGGTTGCGGACCAACAAGCGGAGTTCGTTGCGAACCAACACTTGCAGTTTGTTGATGGTGAAGGTAACCTCAGGGGTGTAGAATACCGAACCATTCTCGATGCTTGCGTTCAGCGTTTCCGTAAGCGAAGAAGTCGCCTTGGTCAAGTCGTATTCGTAGAAACCGCTTGCAGAGTAACCCGTAAAACCTGTAACCGAACCGCTGCTGTTGGTGTTGCAGGATCCTGTTGGGTTGAAGGATTGGACATAAATTGTTTTGATTCCACCTACGGAATCACGGCAGCCGAGGGCGTAGCCAGTAGTTAGGGAGCAGGACATATGTGTGTTTTGGTTTTAAGTTTCAAGAGAACAAAAAAGTGAGGGGAGGTTTCCCTCCCCCCCTACACATTAGGCCAATCGGAAGTCAACAACCAAGTCTGGATACGCTAGTTGCACACCTGCTTTGAAGGCTGCGATACTCCGGATTTCGTCGTTTTCGCGTGCATAAAAGATGGAAAACTGCTCTTCGTCGCTTAACAAGTCGGTTCCGTAGAAGAAGTTGCCGAGGTAAGAGCAGACGATTCGGTTCGTATTGGTCAAGCCGGGAACTGCGATGACACGGACGTTTGTGCCGGGGTAGATGAACTCACCATTGGCAAGGCTTGCGAGGTCAACTTGGTTGTACAATACCGCCAAACCACCCGTGGCATTTCCTTGCTTGAAGGCTTGAACCAAGGTGCGGTAGTTGTTCCATCCGCAGAAGATAACGAGGTCTTGCTTGGTCAGGATGGCCTGTGGGATGTCGTTGTAAATCTTGTCAAAGATTCCGATGATGTTGGTTGCGGTGATTCCAACGGAAGCAGAAACTGGGTTCCAAGTTGTGCTGGAAGCGTTTGCAAGAACAACGGTAGCAGAAGCAGCGTTCAGCAACTGGTTGACACCGCTGAAGTAAGCGTTGCCCTGCCAAATAGCGTTTTCCAACGCCTCGGCAATACGGAGAGCCTTCTGCTCGGCAAACGCCTGCTCGAAAGGAACGCCTTCGTACATTGAACCAGCGGTCAACTGGGTCTGCATCCAGTACTGCTCCAAGGAACGAGGACACAAAGTTTCCATCACTTTCATACGGCCAACGGTGATATTTCGCTGACTGAATGTGGTAGTGCCTGAACTTGTGTAACCGCAAAGATCACCGCTTTGCAGAACTGCATCGGTGTCCATAAGGTTCAACGCAGCAGCGAACTTAACACCAACTTGCTTGGTGAACAATGATGCTGACTTGGCCGAGAACACGGCCTTGGTGATGAGAGGAAGCCTCTCTTGGTCGGTGTAGGTGGCTAAATTGCCAAAATTGTAAGGCATTGTTAATGGGGGTTTAGGGGTTTAGTTTTTTTTGAGTGATTGAAGTGCTTGTGCGAGTGCGTTGAAGTTCTGCGAGGCTTGAGCCTTGCGTTGCTCAACGATTGCGGAACCGCTGGCCTTGGG